ACTGACCCCGGAACAAAAGGAAATCTTTGACCGGGAAAACCCCTATTGGGTGGAATTCTTCAAGGATAGGCAATGAAGCGGCGCAAGGCCGCTTTTTTGATGCGTAGAAAGTGAGGTTTTTATCATGGCGTGTAAACATGAACAGATCAAGTGTGTGAATTGCGTGAAATCCTGCCTTATTTGCGGTGAAATCCTGCCCGCAAACTTCATTCCGGGTAAATCCAAGCCCAAGGCAGACACCCCGGCAAAACCGCCGAAAAATGCCGTTAAAACGGACGGCAAAGAACAGACCGTGAAGAAGGGGGACGCTAAATAATGGACATTCTGTATGACCGGATCATTGAAGGCAACAAACACCTTATTAAAGCGGCAGGCCTGTCAACGGAAGTGCCGCCAACCACACGGGGCGGCGTCCTGCTTGCGAGTGGTAGCCAATATGTCCAAGTTGACACGGGAATCCTGCAAATGTTTGACGGGCGGGACGGCGAATGGCACAACTTTGCACAGTTTGACACGGGGTCTTCTGCTTCCACTTCTGCTTCCCTTGGCGGGGGTCTTGGCGGTTCGCTTGGCGGCGGTTTTGGCGGCAACCCCGGCAATGAAGACCCGGAAACACCCACGGAAGGTGATGCGTGATGTTTTTCCTTTCTGATGACCCGTTGTTTTCGGATGAAGAATTGCTTTTGATGTGTGCGGCGTCCGGCGGCAAGACCGTTGAAGACACAGCAACAGGCAATCCTTTAACGTTCATAACGGACATTGCAAAGCCGCTGAAATCCCTTCTAATCCCCTTCACCCCGAAACAATCCGGCACAGGCGATCCCTCACCGCAGAATATACGGAGCATCCTTCCGTGGAACGGATTTAAGGTGTTCGGCGGGGGGAAGAATCTGTTTGATGTTTCAACCGTTGTCAAAGGGACGCTTGACGGTACGGGGGCATTGGTTGATAACAACAATCGAAGGACGTCCGCATATATTACGCTCGGAGCGGGTAAATACAAACTATCACGGAAAACGCTTGTGGATTGGTGGAAAGCGTGGAGCTATAAACTTGACGGAACACCGATTAGCAAGTTGTTTGACGGAAACGGTTATGAAGTTACGCTGACTCTGACGGAAATGTGCATGATACGCATTTCCTTCGACTATGTTGTTACTGATGAAAATGAGGTTCAGTTAGAAGCAGGAGAAACCGTCACAGCCTATGAGGAATACCACCCAATCACCGAAACCGACATTGTATTCCCGTCCCCTGTGTACGGTGGCACATTGGACGTTGTGTCCGGTGTGCTGAAGGTGGAGTGGCGTTTGCGGTCAATGGGCGGTACAGGTTGGGATTCTTTTAACAGGGAAACAAGTCATGTGCATCCGTTCTTCTATGGTGGATTTAATGACAGGGAAAAAGGAAGAACAACCGACTTCATGGCGGATTGCTTCAAAAAAGACACAGTAAACGTATTTGGCTCCACGTTTGGCACAAATGCAGAAGATTTGTCGATTTCCTTTTCTGCGGATATAAACTCAACAAATGTTTATATCCGTGATGATTCCTGCTCGACAAGAGAAGAATTTTTACAGAAATATGCAAACAGATATGTTGCGTACAAACTTGCTGAACCGCAGACCGTCCAACTCACTCCCACCCAGCTCACCGCCCTACTCGGCAACAACACTATATGGTCGGATGCAGACGGGAGCATGACGGCGGTGTATCTCAAAAAGGGGTGATGGCCTTGGTTCATTGGCTTTGGTTGGTAGTTGCCTTCATTGTCGGTTGGTGTGCAAGGCCGGACGAAAAACCGTCCGGCAGTAAGTACATAAAATAATGCTTTGAATTAGCGTTATTTTTGTCATTTTTGCTGATTATAAGCAAAAATTGGCGGAATAATGCACACAATGGGCGGTTTGCTTATAGCGCTTTCGTATAACGGCAGTATAACGGACTTTGAACCCGTGGGCGTAGGTTCGACACCTACAAGCGCCGCTTGCAACCGCCCAAAATGGAAAAAACAACACTATTTTTCCAAGTTAATAGTTGAATCAAGCGGGAACGTTGAAAAGCGCCCCGCTTTTTTCATACAAATCCGTCCGGCGGGACGTAACAAACGCCTTTCGGTCTATCTTCCAAAGACCGCAAAAAGAAGGGAGTAACAAAATGGGTAAATACACACGGGAAGCTGTTGCCGCCATTCTTGGCAATGAGGAACTTACCCCCAAACAGAAGGAAGACAAACTTTTTGCCCTATACGGACAAGCGCTGTCGGAAGGGTATATTTCCGTTACCGAAGCACAGACAGCAACCCAAAACGCCGTTAAAGCGGCGCAAGAAGAGTGGGAAAAGAACAAACCCAAGGTCAACGTGCTTGAAACGCCGGAATACAAGGAACTGCAAGGGCAGTTTGACGGGTACAAGACCCGGCAGGAAGCCCGGAACAGCGCCGATTATGCCGGAATCAAACCCAAGTTCTTTGACCGGGTGTATGACCTTCTTGACCATTCTGACGGGGCAAAACCCGTAACAGAACAACTTGCCGAATTGAAAAAGGACTATGAAGAATATTTCAACCCGGCAGACCCCGCCCCCAAAATGCCGCAATTTGGGGCAAAACCGGAAGGCGCTATGCCGAAAGGTGAAGAAGGGGCGGTTGCGGCCTTCACAAGCGCTTGGGGATTTCCCAAGAAATAACAACGAAAGGAAGTCGAAATAATGTCTTTTGTTCAAGCACCCATTAACTATGCGGCGCAGTATGGCAGAGCAATCCAGACCGCATATCCTTACCTGTCCTATTATGCTGACCTGTGGAATCAAGGCGAAAGTTACCGTTTCCGTCCGCTGAACGGGAAAACCGTGTACATTCCCATTGTGACCACTTCCGGCGCACGGGCGGCGAACCGTGACCAGATTACGGGCGTTTTCAACCGCAACTTCAACATTGATTGGCAAGCTATGACCCTTACTATGGATCGTGAGTGGGATACCCTTGTTGATCCTCTGGACGTTGTGGAATCCAACGAAGTTGCCACCATTGCCAACGTGACCCGTGTGTTCAATGAACAGCACAAAGTGCCGGAGCAAGACGCCTATATGTCCATGAAGCTTGCCGGGTTTGCGTCCACCCACGGCGGCGTTTCCACGCAATCCCTTACGTCTTCCACCATCCTTACGGAGTGGGACAACGCTGTTGCCTACATGACCAATCAGCGTGTCAACCGTGACCGTGTGCGGTGCAAGATGATCCCGGCTGTGTACAAGCTTCTGAAACAGGCAACCGGAATGACCCGGTTTATTGAGGTCACTAACGGAATCCGTGACGTTGACCGCAATATTGCCCGTCTTGACGGCATTATGATTGAAGAAGTGCCGGACGATATGATGAAGACGGCGTACACCTTCACGGAAGGTTGGGCCATCAACACCGTGACCGCACAGCAGATCAATTTCCTGCTTTATGACCCGGACGCCATTGCCGCACCTATCGTGTACGATGTGTCCATGATTTCCCCCGGTTCTGCCGCCACCAAGGGTAAGGATGTGTATTATGAACGTTATTATTATGACGTCTTCATGCTTGCACAGCGTGGGGCGGGTGTGTATGCGCACCTTGGTTCTGCCCCGTCCCTTGGTTCGCTGACCGTGACAAGCGTTGCCGGAACTGCGGATGCCGGTGATTCTGTCATTACCGTTGAAGGCAAGGGCATCTTTGGCACAGGACAGGTTGCGGAAGGTCTGAAACTTGTTTACTGCACGGGTGAAAACTCTGCCGTTTCTCTGACCTATGGCGCTGTGCCGCCCATTGCCAAAACTTGGGTTGACATGGCAACCAACCCCGTAACCCTTAAATCCCAGACCGCCGACAAGTATATCACGGTTGCTATGGTGAACGTTGAAACCGGATTTGTTGTTGCGGGCGGCGACACACAGCTTGTCGTTAAGGCTTAATCCGGGGTGATTAAATGGGCGTTGTAGACTTTACTTTTTATAGTACCGTCTACGGGGGAACGGACGTTGACAACACGTCCTTCCCCGCCCTTTGCGCCCGTGCGTCTGACGTGATAGGCGCTGTGACGCATTGGGTAGACGAAAACAAAGTGATGACCCTTCCCGCCCCTATTCCCACGTTGTACAAGAAGGCAATTTGCGCACAGATTGATTTCCTTGCTATCAACGGCATTGATTCAATCAACGAAACCGCCACGGCGGGTTTCACTGTTGGCAAAGTGACCGTACACGGGAAATCCGGGAACACGGCGGGTGGAAGAATGGCGGAAAATATTTCCCCTATGGCAATAGCCTATCTTGAACAGACGGGCCTTATGAATCCCCAAGTGCCAACAATAGAAGGTTGGTGGTGGTAACGTGCTTAAACCGATACCGTCAAAAATTCTCAAATCAACGGCGGCTGTCAAGGTTTGTTCCGGCGTTGATCGTTACCAGAACCAGACTTACACGGAATACACGGTGAAGCGTGTTCATTGCCAACCAACAAACGAAATCCGCAAGACGCAAGCCAACACAGATTGCACCTTGCGGGGTATTCTTTTTGTTGACGCACACACAAGCGCACCTTCCCTTGATTGGTATGAACTATTGCAGGAAGCGCATAGAAAAA